ACACCCCCTTGTTTGTACTTCCAAAGTAGATGGGTGCTTTTAACTTGGCAACGGATGTCGCTGCGACTTTGACATTTGCAATGAACTTGAAATTGTCTTTGGTGTAGATACCACCGCTTGACTCAGTGATCACGAAATTCGTGTCGTTGAATCCTGGTGCGTACGAATCGGGTTGTTGGGTGATTGATAGAGCCACGCTAAAAAATAGCCGATTGCCTCATTCGTTTCAAATCATCTCGTTCAGACAAGCAACGATGTAGGGATTGAATCCTTTCCCGGCAGCATCCTCCAAACGCTTCTGCCGTTCTTTGGTCTTGGCTTTGTAGAATGCCATTGAATTCAAGAACTCAATCAACGGCATCTCCAGTATGAAATCCCATTTGGTGCGATCACCTTTGACAATCTTGTCAACTATCTCCAGCCAAACTATTGGGCTTTGGTCAACTGCTCGGTCATCTCCTTCATCTCCTCCTTCAAAGAGCAAAGGATATTTTTCAATAATTCGGGATAAACTTCCAAAAAAAAAAGAGCATAAGTGTACGGAAGCGGAACAGGCAAGTGCATCATCAACTCACATTTATCCTCATAGTGTGCCTGAGCATCAACGACCTTCTTGTTCCTTCCAAAGAAATCCACCTCAACCGAAAGCAAGGCAACAATCTTATTCAGCGACTCAATGACATCTCCGTTGAATACTTGCTGGAGTTCGATGAAGTGGTGACCACACATCTCGTTTGGCGTTTTGGCTAATCGGAAGTAACGACCACGCAGTTTGAACATAAATTGAATGGGTGCTTTGGGTAGGTCATTTAAGAAGGACAACTTTGCAAACTCGTTTGTTAGCTTGTCAAGGGTCATTGATTCTACCTCATCCATTGAAAGATTCAAAGCAATGGCAAGGATGTTCATCTGCCTCTCAAGGTCAGACATATCACGACAAGAGTGAATCTCTTGCAGTTGGTGGATGGTTATGTTTTTCCAATTCATATTATGCGAAGTAAAAAGTGCCTGGTCTATTGTGGGCTTTGCAATCAACGGCAAGTGCAAGAGCCATTACACAGTCATCGTGTAGACCGGGCGGTGCAGTATATCGCACACCCGTTCTTGTGTACTCAAATTCAAAGTTCTCCATCTCCGAGCCAATCGGTTCTTCAGGGAAAAAGACATCGGTTTGTTGCACCGACATCACGAGTCCTTCAATCAACTGTTGTTTGCTTTGCGATGTGAACTTGAATCCCTTGACTCTTTGACAAAGTCGCTGGAGTTGTTCAACGATAGGATCTCCAACCCCGGTTGAATCCACAAACGATGGTGTGTTGCCAATCAGTTTTACAATCCTCGCTTGAGTGACTGACCAATCCGCTTGGAATCTCTCGCAGAAACACACACAGTTGTTTGCATCCAGTCCGATTATCACCGTGTAATCCGAGTATTTTGCCAAATCCACTCCCCAAGCAACAACCGGCATTGATGATATTGGTCGGTAACATTTGCGGATTGCATCCAAGCCGAACGGATTGGACTTGTCATCTGCTGGTTCTGCAAGGTAGAGTTCACGAAAGACATAATCAGGTAGATCACGCTTGGCTTGTTCAATCTCTTTCTCCGAGATGATGCCTTCCCTTGCTGCATCGTATGCCGTTATTTTGAAATACTTGTATTCGGCTTCTCCTTGCCTTGCTCTCTCACCTAATTTGTAGAACCAATTCTTCTTGCCTTTGACATTCCCGATCAGTTTGCATTTGCCTTGTGTTGCAGTCAAAGTTGAACGCAGTGCGTACCACGATTCCTCACGCATCCTTGATGCCTCGTCAATCACGGCAGCATAGACATCATCACCATAAAGGTTGTCCGGCTTCTCACCTGACTTGAACTCAATCCGTGATCCCGTTGGCAAGGTCAACAATAGTTTTGTTTCGTTGCTGATAAAGAAGTTCTTGTCCGTGACTTGGTTCTTCATCCTTCGGAATGCAATCTCCGCTTGTTGGTAAACTGGAGCAACCCACCACACCGACTGACCATCTTTGCATTGGAGTGCTTGTTCAAAGAGCCAAATGATATGTGATGCGGTCTTGCCTGTCTTGGTACTCGCAGCCGTAATAGTGAAACGGGCATCGCAGTCAAGGATGTCCTTTTGGTAGTTGGTTAGATATGGTCGTGTGTAGTTTATTTGCATAAGCTTTGATACACCGACATTCTCGTCAAGTTGTGGAGTGCAAGGTTGTGATGCTTGTTGCAGTAGTCGTAGTTGCTTTGACCCATTGACTGACGAACTCCGTGACCGGCATCAATCAGTTTCTGAATGCCTGATCTCCATTGGTTGCGTGGAAGAAATAGCACCCCATCGTTTGCGGTGTGATACAGGTAAGGCAAGACGGCAGAACAAATGATTGGCTTTTTGTAGGCACTCGCTTCCAGTATCTTCAGTTCCGATTTGCAGTTGTTAAACTTGGTATTTTGCAAGGGTGCGACCACGATGTCAAAGTGCTTGTACACCTCACCATATTCAAACACGGTTGTGCCTTCCACGATCTTAGCATCAGGCATACTCTTGGCAATCCGATTCCAAATCTCTCCTGGTGTATAACCGCAGATGTAGAACTCAATGTCCATTCCTTTGATCTCCTCAGCAATGAGCTTCAAGTCCTCCTCGTGTGTAACTCCACCAACCCATCCGACTTTGATTTTGTCCGTTCTTGGTTGTGGTTGGGCTTCCCATTGTTTGTGGGTTAGGTCAAGGCAGTTGGAAACAACAGTCACATTCTCGTTGATCTGCCGAATCTCTTTGGCGAGTGCTGGAGTTGTAGTGATTACCGCATCAGCGTAATTGATGGCATCCTTTACACCTTGCTTGATTCCTTTGCGATAGTTCCAATATGCCGGGTTGTATTTTGGAAGCACCCAATAATCGTCAATGTCCACAACATAGGGAGTGCCTGAATCAGCAATCTTTTTTAACACATCATAATGCTTTGTACCAAGCCATCGTGAGAAGATGATCACATCAAATTGGGTGTAGTCAAGTGTGAGCCATTCCTCTTGTGATTGGCAAACGCTGACATCCGCTTGTCCGTCAAGTTGCATCCGTAAGTGTGGCGTGAATAATCGGTGGTAAACTACACCATTCATTCCGTCCGTAAGTATCAGTAATTTCATAGAGTTTTAAGTAAGTGATTGAACGCTTGATTGGTGACATAGTCAAATCCATTGTTGATGGGGATGACATTCGGTGAGTGAACGCATATCTCAAGCAATCGTTTAACTTTCATTTGTTCTGCAATGGCGTATGTGCTTGACTGATTTCCGATGAATGCCTTGCAACTGCCGACAATGGTTGCCAACATCAAAGCATCTTGACATTTGACAAGTTCACAATCTAACTGCCATCTATCCGTGAATGCATTGTACTCATCTTCATAGCCAAAGAAAACGCACTTGTGTTCTTTGAGTGGGAAGTAGTTGATGTCGTAGTTGCGGTAACGAGATGAGAAGTTCAAAAGTATCTTGTCCGCAAAGTATGGAATAGGTTCAGTCGCTTCAATGCAAGGTTCGTGAAGGTCGGTCATTAATTCGGAGTACACAAGAAAGTGATTCCGCCTCAAATCACCAGCAGCGAGATTCAACCCGTAACGCCTGAACTTATCAAAGTCATAATCAATGTCGGGGTGTGAGTGCATCTGAACGCTTTTAATGTACGATTGATGCTCAAGCAAAGGTTTGATGTATTCGTATGAGTTTGAGTTCATACAGTATCCACCGCTTGGATGACCATCAACGGTGTTCCTTTCACGGAATCCGATGTGGAAATCTACTGCACCGTGCAACTCCGCAACTCGCTTGGTTGCCGTAAGTGAATAGATCAAATCACCGAGATGTCCCGACTGGATTACTTTCATTCGTTTGGTAATAACGGGATAGGCATCCAGTACAACATCTCTACAAAGTTCCCTGTGAATTCATCAATCCAATAACCGTCAATGTAACGGGCAAGGTGTTTGATTTCTTGGTTATCACTCACCACACAAAGTCGTTCATCTTCAGGTGGTAGGATGTTCTCATCTCTCCAGTTTGCTCTCATCTAAATTTAGTGTTATTGTGAAATTCTTTGATTCTATTGTTTGGTCAATCGTTTCTTTTGGTTTGCCTTGTGATCGTGTGAGCAACATCTCCAAGTTGAACAGGGAGTTTTTGTCGTGACCCTTCAGCAATGCACCTGCAATCGTGCGTTCCATTATTGTGTACTCATCCCCTTTGTCTATCTTCTCCAGTTCTTTCCGTGATAGCGAAAGCATTGACAACATCGTTTCCTCCACCTGCGTTTTGGTATATCCGATGTCCTTCATCAATGTGATGAGCTTCTTTGGTCTGCCGTTTGGATTTAGCACTTCACCTTTGTCAGGTCGTGTCAAAGTTCCTCCGTTTCTTCCTGGTACTTGTGTTGCCATTTTACGAATTAATTACGAATTTATTTAGCCATTGACAATCTTTGTTCGTGAATGGATTTCAACCACTCCTTGTGTTGTTTTTTATCACCATACTTCAAGTGATCCTCACGACATAACGCCATCAAGTTTTCAATGTTGTCTGCCTCTTTGCTCCCTCCGATTCCTCTCGCTTCAATGTGATGGATGTCAATGGCAGTTTTGCCACACACCTCGCAAGGGATGAAGTCACTTATGTCATATCCAAAATGGTTTAGGTATGTCATTGTGTGTTTCTTCATTGCTCATTCTTTCTTCTCCTCTTTGGTTTCTGCTCATCATCGGCAAGTTGTGCCAACTCCAATGCTTTTTGGTCTGCCCAAATTAAAAGTGAGAACACGGATTCAATCACACAAGTTGAACAGTTTGGTAGATTGCGACCAAATATCTCACGATGGACATTCTGAAGTTGTGCAGATTGCTCAGGCGTTAATTGAAACACGAGTGTCTTTTTGTAGATCTCGTATGCCGGGCGGAGTGACTGGATGAATTCTATCATAATTTTTCAATTTCTTCTTTTACTTCTTCCCAATACTGAAAACCATCTATCCAACCTTTTAATCCTGCCGTTACATTTATTATTTCATCAACTGCAATTAATGCACATTGCATCCCTTCATTCCGTTGTTGCAAACCAATCACGGTGAATTTATCAACCAGTTCTTTTGCTTTCTCTTGCGGTGTCATAGTTTTGTTTCTAATAGTGCAACGATTACGGTTGCGATGGATGCGTACAAGATACCCACAAATCCGTAGGTGTATATAAAAAATGATAAGCCCAACCACCACGACAAACAAAAAGCACAGTCAAGTGGTTTCATTCGTTTCCATTTGGAGTAGTCGCTTCCGTAGAGATAGCGTTTGAGTAGGTCGGCTGGTTTGCCGAAGTTGACGATGATGATGCTTAGACAAGCAATTCCAATTATTTCTGTATGCATCGGTCTTTCATTAGTTTAATTACTCTTAGCACTTCACGAACTGAGATATCGGTTTGGCGGTGGATGGCTCTCGCTGACATTCCGCTGCACCAAAGTTTGAAAAGTTCTCGTTCATAGAAATATGCGGTGTCAGTTACTTGGTTTATTTTGTTAATTCGGTTTGATTCAATTTGTTCTTCTTGCTCTCTCTCAAATAGTAGGTCGGGTTCTTCGGGGAAGTCCAGCTCATAAACATCGTAGTGGTCATAGATGCGAGATCCACCGAAGGGATGCCTGTTGCCGTTGATACAAAGGTAAAGAGTGCGGATTGCCCAAAACTGGAGATATCCTTCTCGGTGCAACTTCTCAACATAGTCATCAGGTTTCTCAAGGATGGTTAAAAAAAAGTATTGATACAGTTCGTTGGCAAGTTCGTTGTTCTTAGCGATGTTCTTCGTTGCTTTCCTCAGCCAATCGGCTTTGGATAACTCCAATATGATATCCGCTTTTGTCAACTTTTCTTTTCAATAATGCAAATATAACCATCTTTTTCGTATTTTTTCTTGATGCGTAACGCTTCCTCCTCAGATTGGACTATACTGATTGACGAGCTTAGACCTTTCGTGGAGGTGCAGACCCAATAAGGATAGAGCTTCGACATATAATTTGTTACTTGTTCGGTCATATTCTATGAGTGATTCGTACACTTGTACGGAGTTGATGATGGTTGAGTGATCCCGATTGAGAATCTTGCCGACTGAAAGATAGGTCATCTTCAAATGCTTTCTACATAAATAGCAAAACAAGTGCCGAGCATCCATAATGTTTTGAGTTCTAACCTTGTCCACGATTGCATCAGGTGTGACATCATAGATGATGGCAACCACTCGCATCGCTTCCGTCCATTCGGCATCAATCTCGTTGATCTTGCATCGTGGGTTGATGATTTCTTCTTTGAGTTTTTGAATCTCTCGCATTCGCGATTGGTTTAGTTCTGCAACAACTCCTTTTAATCGTTTAACTTCTTGTTTCAGTAGGTGTGTTTCCTGGTAGTGGTTCATAGCTCGTTGATGATTTGAAATAATTGATAGGCAATTTGTGGCACTATGGCGTTTCCGTATCCTTTGATAGATTCTGCTCTCCACTTTGGAAAGGTAATTCCGTCCAGTTCGGTGGGAATCCCATCATCTCCGCCACAAATCGGGGATTCAAGTGGGAACGAGTTCCAAAAATGTGGTTTATTTCTGAACCTAAATCGTCCCCTTTCCAATTCTCCGATCTCCAATGCTTTCTTTCGTCCGATGCTCTCGGTGTTGGCAGTATGCCCATTGACATTGCTCGTGTTAATGTCACCGAGTGCATACTCCCCTCCTTGACTTGTGTTGATTTCATCGTTGCTGTTGCGTTCGTTGAATCCATTGCTGTTGGTGTCGGTAGCATATTTTTGTATAGCATCATTGATAAGTCCTCTTGTCTGCCTTTTTGAATGCGATTCTCCCAATATCGTTCCGACTTTCCGTGCTTGTGTTCCGCTGCTGTTGGAGTTGGTAGCATTCCCCTCATTGCTTGTTGCCCAAGTCCGAGAATAAATGGACTGTTCCCCTTCTCCATTTGTTTTTGATTCCTCGCATCCACTTTCTCTATTGGTGCTTCGTCCATCATTGCCGTTGGAGTAGGCAATAAACCAACATCTATCTCTTCGGTGCGGTGCGTTTTTGGCTGCAGCTGGAATAATAAACGGCTGAACTTCGTACCCTTCAGTTTCCAAGTCAAGGCACACCTGCTCGAATACCAATCCGCCATCAATATTCGTGATACCAAAGACATTTTCCGCGATGACGAATCTCGGTTTAATCTCTTGTATTGCTCTAAGCATCTCGCCCCACAAGTAGCGTTCATCATCCGTGCCTTTTCTTTTCCCTGCAACGCTGAAGGGTTGGCAAGGGAATCCTCCAGTAAGAATGTCAATTTTGTTTGCATATTTTTTAAAGTCAGTTTTACATATATCAATGTGACTATCCGCATTTGGGAAGTGATAGTCCAATACTTTTCTTGGGAACTCCATCCACTCGCAATGAAAGACATTCTCCCATCCCATCCACTCCGCAGCGAGATCAAACCCACCTATTCCGCTAAACAATGAACCGTGTTTCATATCTTCTCCTTGTAACTGGTGTACATCCCCTCAAAGTATGTCGGTATTGTGACGCACTCACCGTTTCGGTTCTTTGCGATAATCAACTCGGCTTCTTCCATTTCGGGTTTC